ACCATTACTGGTTCACTTTCTATTGGCAGCAGCACCGTTAGCAGCGTTACGGCTACAGATATTGATTCAATTGCTGTTGGTGAGACCGTAAGTGGTACTGGTATTCCTGCAAATACTTTTATTGGATCTATAGGTACTACAAGCTTTACTCTTGTCAACGAAGCTGGTACAGCCGTAAACGCTACTGCTAACGGTTCTACAACTTTGACTATTGGCGATGGTCTTGATCAAGGTGACATTCACAACGAACTGACGTTTACCGTCAAAGATTCTCAAATCCTTATTGGCCTCACAAGCAGTTCTCGTTACTTCAAAAGCTTTGTAGCTCACGATGCACGAGGCAACACGTTGATGTCTGGTTTTACCAATCAGGTCACCAGCATTACAGAGCTTCCTCCGACCTCCTGGGAGGGTTATACGGTTCTTGTTGCTCCTGATGGCTCTTCAGATCAAAGTTCGTACTACCTGACGTTTAACGCTGAGAACACCACAACTAACGGTGACTTCGGTCGTGGTGTGTGGGAAGAGGCTGCTGGATGGGGCTCTAGGGGGCTTCTAGACGACAACACGATGCCTCATGCGTTTGTTTACTACCGAAACGCTAGTGGCCTTACAAGGTTTACTTTTCAGCCATTTAGCGGTACGACCTACACCGACAGCACTGTTTCTTTCACGTTACCTGGTTGGGGCACTCGACTAGCTGGTGATGAAGATGAACTACCTGGACCTTCGTTTGTTGACAGCACAATCAACGACCTTGTGTTTTTTAAAAACCGTCTTGGATTTGTCAGTGGTGAAAACGTTATCCTGAGTGAGTCTGGAGACTATTACAACTTTTGGCAACAGTCAGCCCTTCAAGTTGTAGACAGCGACCCTATTGACCTTACCGCTGTCAGTAACGACGTTGCTGTGTTGAACTACGCGTTGCAGCAGCAGGACGAACTTGTGTTGTTTTCCAACGAAAACCAGTTCCGTCTGTACTCAGGTGACAACGTTACGTTTAGCCCTGAGACAGCCTCTGTGGGTCGTATTAGCTCCATCAGTATGGAGTCGAAGGTAAAGCCTGAGCAGGTTGGTCCTCAAGTACTGTTTCCTGTCAAAGAAGGTGACTTCACTGGTTTCCACACGTTTATTACGACTGACCGCACGGTGGGTATCAACCTGGGTCAAACAGCAGTTATTACAGAAACCATTCCTAAATACATTCCTAAAAACATTGATTCACTTGCTGTAAGCCGTACTGATCAGTATTTGGTAGCTCTTAGCAAAGATGATCCAGATTCGCTGTATGTGTACCAATTCTTCTGGGAAGCCTCTGGTGGATCCTTGACCAACAGACAAAACGCTTGGCACAAATGGACTTTCCCTAACAAAAACATCTATTGGTGTGACTTTGTTGAGGGTACTCTGTTCAAGCTGGTAAGCTACGTTAACGGTGCTAACACTGAGTACTACCTTGAGGGCGTTAACGCTTCTAGGCCGCCTCAGGAAAGCGGAAATCTGTTCCTGCTTGATCGTCAAATTTCCAGCTCGATTACCACTGATATTGGTACCGCGAGCTTTAGCTACTCTGCAGCTACTAACAAAACAACCGTTACGTTGCCTTACAGGACTGTTAACACCAGTCAGTTTGTAATTATTAAACAAAACAGTGCAAGTGGTTCGGAATCTGAAAAACGTTGGATCGTGGCTAACAACGTTCCTGCAGGTGTTACCAGTTTTGTTTGCGACAGCATTGGTGATTTTTCAAGTAGCTCTTGGGTCTTTGGTGAGCAATTTACGTTTACTTACCAACCGCCTCAACTTATGCCGTATAGCAGAACAGCGACCGAGAACACTTTTATTGGTAATCGTACTGGTCGTCTTCAACTGCGATACTTGGATATTTATTACAACGATGCAAGGTACTTCACTGTTGAAGTGAGTCCTAAGCACAGGGATACGATTACCTATGAGTTTGACCGTAGGGACCCTCTAAACGGAAACATCGTTATTAGCGAGGAAGAGCCGTTTGAGGAAGCCAAGTTTAGGGCTTATATCCAAAGCAAGAATGACCAAGTTACAGTGGAGCTAGTGAACGACAGCATTGACCAGGCTAAGTTCATAGCTCTTGAATGGACTGGTCTGTACTTTGATGTAGCGAGGAAGTACGGTTAATGGCTTCTAAACAGGGCTCTGGGATCTTTGATCTGCCTTCAATCCTCAGTATTGCCCAGTTTGGTATGGGTACTACTGCAGCTCTTTTTGATTACCAACTAAAGCAAACAGAAACTGATCGTTACAACGCTGCAGCTCAAACTGAATACTGGACTCGTTATGCCTCTCAAAGCCGAGAGAACTACCGTAACTACGAGTATCAGTTGAACTCTTGGTATCGAGAGTCTGACTACGTTGAAAAGGTTCGACAGTATGAGCAGCAGTTAGCTGAGCAGCAAGCAACGTTTAAAGGTGCTGTATCCACTTCAGCTACCAAAAACTTTGAGCGGCAACTGGCTGACCTTGAGGGTCGGTTTTACGAAGAAGAGGCTAAGGAAACGATTGAGATGGAAAATATCCGTGCTCAGTCGATTGCTGCTTCTGCCAAGAAAGTTTCTAGCGGTCAGGTTGGTCGTTCTGTTGAAAGGTTGCAAAACCAGTATCAACAGCAGTACTTGGCTAACCTCAGCAACCGTCAAATTACTCGTAATTTCCGAATTGCTGATAAAACACGAGCTGGTGAAGCCCTGAACGTGGCACGAGAAAACGCTGTCAATCAGGTTCAGTTCTACACCCCTCGTCCTGTTGCTGATCCTGTTAAGCCTTTGGCTCCTCTGCCTATTGAAACGGTAGATCCTACGCCTGTTATGGGTCCCAGTGCTTCTGCTTTGGCGTTCAACATCGGCACTATTGGTCTAAACGCTTTTATGAACTACAAGGCTATGCAGCCTCCTGCTCCTAAGCCTGTTGCTCCTGCCTCCTCTTATTCTGGAGCTAAACCAGCTATTACACCTGCACCTACCACTGAGGAATCTCAATGACAAGCAGCTTTGGAATCTCCCCTCAGCGCCAGATTCGTGATCTGGTAGCAAACCCTGAGCGTCCTGCTGCTCTGCCAGAACCTGCTGCTCCTAGGGATACCCCTCAGCAGCTTGGTGGTCAGTTGATGTATGGAGCTACGTTCCAGAAGAACTACCAAGCCGAAGAGGCTATTAAAAGCATCCAAGATTTTCTCGGTAAAGAAGGGGTATTTCAAACTACCTCTGAGATGCTGTTTGAGAACTACAAATCAGAGAAGAAACAACAAGCAGAACGTATCCTTGCCTCTGAAGCCACTGCTTATCGGGACTCCCTTGAAAACGCCGCAGAGACCAAACAACTTAAAGCCAAGGGTGACGACGATCTTGCTCGCCAGAACCAGTTAAGCAACCCTTGGGTCAATTACTTTTATTACGACAGCAAAGCTACTAACGCTGGTAAAGAAGTTGCTATTGGTCTTGCCTCTTGGGGTAAGAAGTCTGCAGAGCGCCTTGCTGAGCTTCCTGTAGACCAAAGAGCTGCTGCAATGGCTGCTAAGGCTCAAGAGCTGATGCAACCTTATGCAGACGTTCCTGAGGCTTTTAGGGCTGCCAAGATTGATCCTTTGGTCAGTGCAACCCTGTTTGACCTTAAGAAAGACGTTGTTAATAAGAGCTATGAGCGCACTGTAAGCACTGACCAAAACACTGCCATTCAAAAGTTTTACGGCGGTCTCAAAGTTGGTGCTCAGTTTATGAAAGCCTCTATTGGATCTCAAGATGGAATGATCCTTGGACAAGGAGGCGTTCAGCAGGGTTACAACGATGCCCGCGCTTACTATGTAGATGTTCGTGGGTATTCAGAGAAAGAGTTTCACGAGCTGCTGTTTAGGGAAGGTGGTCGTCTGTTTATTGATGTAGACGGTGATAAATACAACGATATTGGCGAGGCTTACGGTTATCGCAATATTGTTTCTTCTTTTGATGGCATTAAAACCAAAGATGGTCAAAACGTTCTTGATCTGAGAAACGACAAAGGACAAACGTTTAGGGAAGTCCTTGAGGTCGGTGCTGTTCAAGCTGTTAAGCGCAGTGAAAGTTTTGCTGCATCTGAAGAGCGCACTATTACCCGTGCTCAACGTAACTGGCGTAGAGATCTGGCTAACGAATCTCAAGGGTTCTACAGCCGCTTTGGTAATCCCACTGATGATCAAATTGTTGCTCAACGCCAAGCTCTCAAAGCTCGTAACCGTCAGCTAGCTGCTCAAGGTCTTCTGCCTGAGGGTATGTCGGTTGCTGATGCTGATGAAGTTGTTGATAAGGCTTACCCATTCCAAAACAAAGACATCAGCCCTGAGCAATCAGCGTTGCTTGAGCTTGAAGCTAAAGAACTGATCAACACTGGTAAAACTCAGATGCCTGCTGAGCTTCGTGCTCGTGCTGAGGGAACTCCTGTTTTTGGAAAGCTCGTCACGATGTTTGGTAACGCTGCTATTACGCAAAGCAGTGCTGGTTACAAAGAGGCTCAGGGCTCGATTCTCAGAGGGCTGCTTGAGGGCCTCAAAGGGTCCTTTATGCAGGATCCAGCCATCAAAGCTATGGCGTCTGAAAAAGGTGAGATTCCTAAGCAAAAGAAGAACTACCTCAACCAAGCCATCATTGAAGCCAAGACTCGTTTGAAGGCAGAAGGTTCTACTTACATCCGTTCTGAGCTGAACAAAGCTGCTGCTCGTGGTGAGAACGTCAACGACCCTGCAGTGCAGCTTGGGATCCTGGAAAGGGCTAAGAGCTACTTCTTCCAACGTCCTGAGTACAACGATGTTGACCAGTACTACAACGTCACTGAGACCGGAAAGCTTGGTGTAAGGAACACCCGTGGTCCCTCTCTGGGTGCCTCTACAAAGAACGCTCAAGGTCAATGGGTCATCAACATCAACGACTCTGACAACAGGGCTTCTTGGGCTGCTGTAGCGGCTTCTGTGTTCCGTAACAATCCCAAGGCTGCTCGTCAGTACCTCAGTGAGCGCTTTGTGTTTAATGAAGCTGAGCTGGGTGAGATCAACGCTGCTCTTTCTACTGGCGATCTGTCTCGCCTGAGCACCTCAACCCGCAGAAGCCTTGCAAACGTTCAGCGTGGTTTTGGCAACCAGATCACTGCTGCTGAGATCCTGCAAAAGCAAGCAAACCGTTACTTTGACGGCACTACTCCTCCTGTGTTCCGTGAGAACGCTTTAAAGATCCAAGGAGCCATTCGGGCTGCTGCTGGTGGTGGCGGTACAAAGCCTGTAGATGCCAGCCTTATCATCACTGATCGTAATCACAGTCATTCAAAACGTCCTGATGGTTCTGGTAACAACGCTATTGATGTCACTATTCAGCGTCAAAACGGTCAAATCTCTAACCCTGTTCCTGCTCCGTTTAGCGGAACTATTGTTAGCTCTGGCTACGAGCGCGGCGGATTTGGTAACAGCGTAATCATTAAAGCTGATTCCGATGGTCCTGGTTATAACAAAAATGATCTAGTACGTCTTTCACACCTAGCTGCTGTTTATTACCGGCCTGGTCAGCGTATCCGTCGTGGTATGCCTATTGGTAAAAGCGGTGATAGTAGTCGCCATGACAGCCGTCCTGGTTATTCAGGTACTGGTGCTGGCGATCCTGGTCACGTTCACATCCAGCTTTACCGTCCTGGTGGGGCTACTCAGCAGTTTCAGTACGGACAAGAAACTCAATATAACTTTATTAGAAAGGCCTATTCTCCTTTGTTTCGTTCTAGCCAATAACAATTTCTAGTTGTATCCATTATTTTGGAGGAAGCGCCCTTAGTTGCTCTTCCTTCAAATGCCCTATATCCCCACTCGTAACGGTCAAAGCGTTTTCATTCAGGACCCTAATGAGGCCCAGCAGCGGTACCAGCAAGAGTGGGGACAAGGAGCTACCCCTCAAATGGGTGGAACTACCCCCAAACCGACTGCAAAGCCTCAAGCTCAAGCAAAACCTCAGCGACAGCCTAAGCGTGGTTTTGATCTAGGCAGGTTCATCCAAGACCAAGCTGGTGGTGCCTTGAAGCGTGCTGGCACTGCTGCAGCTACTCAGTTCCTTGCTGGTCCCTTGGCACCCCTTGTGCAGCCGTTTATGGCTGTTAAAGGCGCTGCAAAGGCAAAGATCCCTGGCACCCAGCAAACCATTGGTGACGAGGCACGTCGGATTGTTCAAGACATTCCCCGTCAAATCGTTAACGCTCCTATTGCTGCAATGGAGCAGATTGGGGCTGTAACGCAAGGTGTTGACCTTGGTGCTGCTCTAGCCGGTGGCGGCTCTGTAGGCGCCATGGGTGAGACTGACAAAGCTTTGGTTGAGCAGCGCTCTAAGAACGCTCAAGCAGCCATTGAAGCCCTTCAAAAGACTGGACGGGATCCTCAAGGCTTTAGCTACGGCATCAAACCCAAGACCCCGATCATTGGTCCTGCGTTTAGTGACGACAGCGAATTTGTTAAGCAAAACATCAAACCTAAAACTGCTGGCGGTCGTCTTGTTTCTCAAATTGGCGCTGCTATTGGTTTTGACCTTGGCGTTAACAAACTGACCAAAGCTCCAAGCTTGATGGGTCAAACAATTCAGACAGCTGAAAAGTTTTCTGATATTTGGAAAACCAAAGACCTAGCTAAAGGTGCTCAGGTTATGGCGTCTTATTTGATTAAAGACGTTTTGCCTGAAAGCATTCAAAGCGCAATGTTCTTCATGCCTCAACCTCCTGCTGCAATGCAAAAGGAGTTGGATGAGATCCAGAACCTCCGGACTCCTGAAGAGCGTATTCGTGCTGCTGAGGTGCTTCGCGCTGAAAACCCTGACAAGTTCAACTACGCCCTTGGTTTGCTTAAGGAGGCTTCTTTTGGCGTAGGTACGGTAACTGGTATTCGTGGTGTTCTTTATTTAGGTAACCGCTTCCTTAGCAAAGCCACCAGTGGTATCCCTGCTCAACAAGCCATGGAGGAGGCCACTCAGGAGGCTCTTCCGCTGATCCGCCAGGAAGTAGAGGCTGAGGGCGTCAAGAAGGCTAACGAGGTTATCCAAGACCGCCTGGGAGCTGTTACGTCTGAGCTGTACAAGAAGATCGACGAAAACGTAGCTCAGATTGCTTTTGGTGCCCGTGCTGGTGCTGAGTCGTTCCTGCAACGTCAACAAGAACTGATCCCTGACCTGACTCGTATTCGACAGGAGCTTGAAGCTGTCCCTCCTGTGGGACCTGAACGAGCAAGTGTTGCAGCTGAGATCGACTCTCTCAGAAGCGTTTTGGGTGTAAAAACCCCTGAGCAAGTTGTTGCAAAACAAGCCAACCTAGAGGCCCGTCTGATGGCCTACGAGGACGCTATTGCCAAGGATCCTGAGTGGATCAACAAGTCCACTGGTGTTGGTAAGAAAGCGAGCAAGAACAGCACCAAGGTTCGTATGGCTGCTCAAGCTGCTGAGCGTCTTGATCGCCTTCGGATCCTGCAAACGCAACTGCAAGAGTTTGACAACCTTGACCTTGAACGGACTGCAAAGATTGCTCAGCTAGAACAAAAGGTTGTTGAGGGTCAAACCTCTTCTATTGCTTTTACCAACTCCCTTAACGACGCTCGGATTCTTGTTGATACTCTCGACAAGCTGAACGATGAGCGTATTGGTTATTTGGAAAGCTACAACGCTTTGCTGTTCCGTGAAAACCGTCTGGATGAAATTGATACTGACTACACCCTGAAAGATGCTTTTGGTCAGGCTTACGGGGAGCTCAAGGATCTCCTGAACGCTGGTGAGGCTGCTGTTGCTAGCGGTAACCTCAACCCTCAGTTCATCAATACCTTTATTAACCGTGTTGATGAGATTCACAACAAAGTCATCGATAACGGTGGTCTAGCTCCTGTTGTGCCTGAGATCCCTGAGGACCTTCAGCAGACTATGGCTCAGGGTATTACTCCTGATCTTGAGGAGGCCATTAAACCTCCTGCTTCGTTGGTCATTCCTAAGCCAGATGCTCCTGTCGTTAATCAGGTTCCTGTAACCAAAACTGATGACGGTGAGATTGTTGTTGACACTGACACCATTGGAGCTAACCGTGCTCTGAGTGAAAGCATCCCTGGTGATGACATTGCTGTTAACCCTCGTGAAGTGATTCGTGAAGTTAACAGGGACCTTGAAATTAACCAGGATCCTAGTGAGACCTTTGAAAACCTTAGGGACTTCACTAAGGGCTATGAAGATGCTCTCAAGGAACAGAAGCGTCTGATTGACAAGACTGGTGACGAGGACATTGCTGATAAAGCGTTCCAGATCTACAACACCAGCGCTACTAAATACACCGGTAGTTTTGACAACGCTGCTGCTGTTAAAGCGCTGTTTGATCAGTTTGATCGAGAAACAATTTTGCCTCAGCAATACGGACTTGCTATTCGTAAATTGGCTGAATTTATGGGTGGCAATAGTCGCCTTAATCAATTGGCATCTTTTGCTGCTGCAGAGCAGTTTGGTAAAGACGTTCAGAAAAACTTGAACAAAATTATGGTGCCTACTGCAGCTCTCGATTCCAACGCTGCTGCAGCTTTAGCTTCTGCTCGTGATCTTCGCAAAATCTTGAACGATGAAGATATAGCTGGTCTTGATCGTGTTACAGCACTTGATAATTTCCGTGAAAATTTCCAAGTGTTTATGGCTAACGCTAGAGCTCTTAATGAGTTGATGTATGGCGTTGGTAACGCTTTGAGGCTCTTTGGTATTCGCAATCGCCTCCTGTTTACTGCTAACGATCCAAAAGTTTTATTCAGCCGTCTTAATCAAGAATTAGCCAGTTTTGGTAGTGCTGAAGATTTTACTAACGCTCTTGCCGATAAAACCAAAGCAGCCAGGGCTGAAATGGAGGATCAATATGGTGAGTTGTTTAAAAAGCTTCGTAACGATGAAGACTTAACTGATGAAGATTTGGCTGGCATTGAAAACCTTGTTGAAAAAGTTTATGAAACTCAAGGTGACGTAACCAAGATGAAAGATCTTGAAGTCACTGCTGATGCAGTTCTGGCTCGTTTGCAGATTGGTTCTCCGCTGTCTAACCCTGCAACTGTTTTTTCGATTCCTATTCAAGGTATTCCTGAAACGTACCTGGAACTGACTGGTCAAGCTGCTAGTGGATTAATTACTGGCAAAATGGCTAAATGGCTTGGTAAGACTGAATTTGCCAAAGAGTCCATTGAAGAAGCGCGTGTTGCTGCTGACACAATTCTTCAAACTTTCTTTGTTCTTGGAGACGCACTTGAAGCAACTTACAACCGCTTTGTGTACGGCAAGGCTATTTCAGACCCTGCACAGGCTGCTGACAGCGCTTACGAGATTCAAAGAGCTGGTGGTTTGCGTCGTGAAGAAGCCATCGCTCAGGACCTTGCTCAAAAGCAGGTAAGGATTCCTTTCGTCAACTACGTCATGGAGCGTGGTGAAAAGGACGACAAACTGTTTGATACCATCAACGGCAGCAGAGTGTTTCTCAAAGCGTTCCACGATTACTTCATGCCTGCTGAGGCTTGGGAAAAGCGGAGCTGGTTTGGTAAGTACGTCATGGGTGGTACGACCACTGCCCTTCGCGGAATGGGTCTTGGTAAGAAGAGTTACTACCCAGGTGGTGAAAACGTAAACCTCAGCCTTCCTATGCAGCTTTCTGCGGCTGCTGATGAACTGACTACTGCTCTCTTTGCCAACGCTCACGTCAGGGCTGTTGTAAACAAAGAGGTTGATGATCAAATTGCTGCTGGTGTGATTAATCGTGCTGACAGAGCACAAGAAATTACAAATCGTTTAAAGAAAGAAACATCTGATATGTATCAACCAGTCAAAGTTGGCTTTGATCAGCAGACAATTGGTTATTCAGTTCTTGATAACCAAATTCTTCAACTGACTCGTGCCATCAACCTTACTGAAGAGTTGACTGGTCCTTTGGCTAACACTGCTGATGCTGTAAACGCTCTGCGTAATAGTAAGCATCCTGTTCTTGCTGCTTTTGGGCGTGACATTTTTCCGTTTCTTACCTCTCCGCTGAACGGTATTAAGCGTGCTGCAATGATTGCTTATGGCGGTGAAGTAATGCAAGCCGGTGTAGATGCATTTAGGGCTGGCCTTTCTACCGGCATGAAGGCGCTGCCTGAAAGCATTGCAGATCGTCTTCCTGCTAAAACCCGTCAAGACATTATTGACTTTGAAAGCAAGTATGTAAGCTCTGATCCCAAGATCCGTAGCCGTGCTCAAGGGGCTTTGGCTTTGTCTCTTGGTATTAATGCTCTTGCTTTCTTCTTGATGCGAAGCGGTAACCAAGATCTAACTGGTGGTCTTGAAAATACTTACCGAGAAACAGAGGGTGTTCGTGATCCTTACACCTGGAAAATTGGTGGGATGATGCTGCCATATCGTTACCTTCCTGTTATTGGAAACACCCTTGCTTTCCACGCCACAATCCGAGATCTCCAAGAGTTCTCTCCTGGTCGTGAAACCTCTGGTGCTTTTGCTCTTGCTATTGCTTCTCTTGCAAACACCATTCTGGAAACCCCTGCCATTGCTGGTTTTGATCGAATAATCAAAGCTCTTACTGCAGCAGGTACTGGTGATGTATCTCGGATGCAAAAGCTGATTGCAGACTCTGTGGCTAAGGTCAGTGACCCTTACCTCAACCTCAGAAAGGTTGTTATTCAGGGACTTGATCCTCGTAAACCTGCAAGTCCTGTTACTCGTTTTGCTGGTAAAGGTTTCTACTCAACTGGAAAACTTGGTAAGAAAGGAATCACGATGTCTGACATTGGTAACAGCATCCTGGATTCCTCATTTGGAAGTTTTGGTATTGCCTCTGAGTACAGCCCTGTAGGCGTCATTGCTGATGCTTTGGTGTCTGTTATCCGTAACGAGCCTGAGTTCCGTACAGCGTCTCGTAAAGCCCTCTGGTACGGCAAACCTGGAACCACCATCAACGCCAATCACGCTGGTAAGTGGTATCCCGTTCAAGCTGTCCTTGGGCGCTACTGGTTGTTCCCTGACAAGCTTGGAGAAGACCTTGTGGCTAACGAGATGGTGGTAAACCTAATCCCGCCTCCTCGTAAGACCCTGTTTAGTGCTGATGGGGTTGGCATCAATGAAGCTGTTCTTAACGACTTCAACCACTTCTTAAACTCTGAATTTGAGTATTACGACCCTGTGTTTAATAAACAGTACAAAGGTGCTCACGCTTATCTCAAAGACCTCGTAAACAGCAAACAGTACAAACAGTACCCTTCTGTTGACTCTCCGTTCCGTATGGGTTCTATGGGCCTTGTTCAGGATCCTAATTGGGGTCGTGAAGACAATATGCGGCGAGTAATTCTTAAGAACGAGGTTGATAAACTAATTAGTATTGCTAAGGAGCAATTCTTAATGGGTGATCTTCCCGGTCAACGCTATAAAGCTCCCGCAGAAATGAAACAGCTTGTTCTTCAAAATCGTCTGACCGGAGGTGCCCAGTAATGGCTTACGCATCAATTACTTACACCAGTGCTTCTGGTACAACGTTTGCTCTAACTAACAGCAGCGGAGATCCAATTCCGTATCTGCGTCAAGCTGATATTGCTGTAACTGTTAACGGCACCCTTAAAACTCAAGGTACTGATTACACCTTTAACAGCGCTGGTACTGCAATTGTTTTGGGTGTTGCTGTTAGTAACGCAACGGTTAGCATCAGTCGAATTACAGACATTAGTGATGCAACTGTGGTTTATACCGCAGGTTCAACACTAACTGCTCAAGACCTTAACAACGCCGATAACCAGATTCGTTTTGGTCTTCAAGAATTTAGTGATACTTACGCAGCTCTGACCACTGGTACTGGTGACCTTCAAGTCCTTGGTGGTTTTATAGGTTCTGCTGAGCCTTGGACGGCTGATAACGCCCACGCTGCCACTACAGGGGCTATTGATGGTCGTATCGACAGCAAGATTGATACTGCTCTAACCACTGATGTTGTTGCTGGTGACTCTCTCACCATTACCGACAACAGCCCTGCAAGCGGTCAAATCACGATTGGTGTTACTAACGCCAGTATCTCCACTGCCAAACTTGTTGACTCTGCTGTTACTACAGCCAAGATTGCTGACGGTAACGTAACCACTGCCAAGATCCTTGACAGCAACGTAACCACTGCAAAGATTGCAGACTCAAACGTTACGACTGCCAAGATTGCAGATAGCAACGTAACCACTGACAAACTGGCTAACGGAGCTGTAACCAACGCAAAAGTTGCTAGCGGTATTGATGGCAGCAAGATCAGCGCTGACACCATTGATTCTTCAAAGCTGACTGCAGCGACTGTTGTTGTTAACTCTGAGGTTCCCTCGGTAACGGTCAACGACACTAGCTTCTTTACCACCTCTGCTACTGATCGTCGGTACTTTCGTCAAGACAGTGCTGAGACCATTGACAGCGGTATGCCGTGGAGTAGCAGCGATAGCTTTATTGCCACGACTGCTGCCATCGACGCTCGCATCATTGACCTTGTGGATGATGTTGGTGGCTTTGTTCCGATTGAAAACGAGACCAGTTTTCCGGTCAACAACCCTGACATTAATAACCCAGACGGCGCTGGGACAATTATTAGTGTTAAAGAAATTGTTACGACTCGTACCCCCTCTAGCGGTACTGTAACGATTGCTAACGGTGCAGGCAGTAACACCGTAACGATTACTGGGTGTGGTTCAACTGTTCTGCCTTCTGGCTACGGCTTGTTGGTTGAAACGACCACTACGCTGCACACCTATGTCTTCCACCGTCTGACTCCTAAAGCAACTGAGGTCACGACTGTTGCAAGCATTTCTGGGAACGTAACCACCGTTGCTGGTATCAGTGCCAACGTTACAACTGTTGCTGGGATCTCTGGAAACGTCACAACGGTTGCTACCAACATTAGTGATATTCAAACAGTCGCTAACGACCTTAATGAGCCTGTTAGCGAGATTGATACTGTTGCTACCAACATTACTAACGTAAACACCGTTGGCACGAACATCACGAATGTCAACACGGTAGCGACCAATATTGCTGACATTCAAGCTGTTGCTGCTGATCTTGCTGAGCCTGTCAGTGAAATCGATACGGTGGCAACAAACATTGCCAATGTAAACACTGTTGGAAACAACATTACCAACGTCAATACGGTTGCTACAAACAACACAAACGTGACGACTGTTGCCACCAACATTGCCAATGTAAATACCACTGCTGGCTCTATTGCCAACGTCAACACCACTGCAACCAACATTTCTAATGTCAATACGGTTGCCAGTAACAACGCCAATATCAACACTTGCGCCACTGACATTGCAGCGATTATTGCTGCTCCAACTCAGGCAGCTAACGCGGCTGCTAGTGCAACTGCAGCAGCTACAAGTGCAGCCAGTGCTGCTAACTCAGTAACCGCTCTTAACAACCTTGCCTATTATGCCAACTGGGGCCTCATCACTGACGCCGTTGGTACAACTGCTGATTACGGTAGTCTTTAATTAAAGGAGCTTTTTGCTAATGTCCACTCAAATTCAGCGCCGTCGCGGTACTACTGTTCAGCACAGTTCTTTTACTGGTGCTGCTGGTGAAACGACTATTGATACTGATAAAGAGGTCGTAGTTGTTCACGACGGTGTTCAAGTTGGCGGCTACCCGATGATGCGGGAGAACGGCAGCAACTCAGCTCTTGCTCTTGGTTCTGCTGGCACCCCTTCTCTGAAGTTCACCGGGGACACCAACACCGGCATCTACAGCCCTGGCGCAGACCAAGTAGCCATCTCAACTAATGGCACTGGGCGGTTGTTTGTGGATGCTAGTGGGAATGTTGGAGTAAATGTTTCATCTCCAACACAGGCACGGCTAGTAGTTGCATCCTCCTCTGGAGCCAATACCGCATTTTTCACTGACGGTACAAACAGCAGCATCAAATTCCTTCATGGTGGTGGTGGCGCCATTATCACCACTGAATCAGGTCAATATCTTGGATTTGGCACTAGCGATACCGAGCGGATGCGCCTGGACTCCAGTGGGAATGTCAATATCGGCTCACCTCTCGGATACAGCGAGGCTCTAGGTGTTAGAGGCACATTTATAAGCCAATCCACCAACGTTGCCAATCGGATTACTGAAGCCGGATCAGTTGGTTATTGGGGAACTGCAACCAACCACGATCTTGCGTTTCAGACAAACGCCGCCGAACGCCTGCGCATAACAGCGGCAGGGCTTGTAGGTCTGGGGTCTTCTAGCCCAGCAGAGGTTCTACATCTCGGAGGATCTGCAGCTCAGAACATCAGAATCAATGGCAATACTAATGCCATGTATCTGGGAACGGTAGGGGATACAACTCAGGTTGCAGTCAACCGCAGGCCGACTGACGGCACTATCCCCAACAGTGCGCGTGGAACTGCATTTATCAATGTGAACGGCCTCTCCACTGGAGGCAGCATTGAACTGGCAACATCTGCGTCGGCAAATACGGGTGCAATTACTGCAGTAACGATTGACTCGTCACAGCGTGTAGGGATTGGCACTCAGACGCCTAGCTGGATCTTTGATGTTAAGACTGCTACCGGTTATATTGGTTTTAACACCTCCGGCGGCCTTGGGTCTCAAATTCGATTCGCCAATAGCAGTAATGTTAATACTGCAGCGATCTCCAACAATGGAGGCTCAAATGAACTTTTGCAGTTTGATATAAACAACAATGCCGGTGCTGGTCAGATTGTATTCAATACTGTTGGTTCAGAACGTGCCCGCATCGACAGTTCGGGACGCCTGTTAGTTGGCACGTCTTCTAGCATTCTGAGTTATGCCAACCTTCAGGTTACTGGCGGTTCAGATAATGCCGGCCACGTGTGCTTGGCAAACGGTGGCACAGCTCCAGTTAATGGCGCAAACATCGG